TAAAGTCGGTCTTGGTGGTACATACGGCGCAATAAAATCTTTTGCTACAGGGTCATACGTAAAACCAATACCCGCATAAGTTTTGTTAGGTACATCTACAAAAGTTTCTACCCATGTACCAGGGTAACGGTCAGGGTTTTCATCTAAAAATAATCGTGTAACTACAGCGACGTTAGTAACTATATTGTTGTCGTCTATTTGTGCGAAATACTGTGCAACTATCATGATTTTGTCCTTACGTAAACTATGCCGCTACCGCCCGTTCCAAGTGCGCCCGACCAGGGGCCGCCAGCGCCGCCGCCTGTATTTGCTGTCCCTGAACCTGCCGCGCCTGCACCACTAGCACCAACCCCACCGCCGCCCGAACCCGCCGCGCCGCCAGTAGTAGCACCGCCACCGCCACCACCACCCGCTTTAAGTAATGCGCTACCACCAATAAACGTACTTACATCAAAGCCCGAACCGCCAGCGCCGCCGACATTACTTGAGGGCGAGGCGCCACCAGCCCCACCACCACCAGCGGCGCCGCCGCCTGCGTTAGCACTAGACGCGCCACTTGAATAAGGATTTTGCGGTGGAACTAAACCGACAGCGCCAGGGCCAGTAGGTTGCGCGCCAACGCCAGTCATATTTGCGCCGCCCATACCGCCACCAACCGCGTCGGGCGCTACATGTAAACCTAAAGTAATATCGCCAATGCTGCTAGACAAACCAGTTTTGTTAGTTGCGCCGCCTGCACCGACATCGACGGCGTAAGTTCCTGCCGCAAGGTAAACAGTTGCGTTTACTATTCCGCCTGGGCCGCTTCCGCCGCCGTTGTTCCATGAACCGCCGCCGCCGCCTATAAGCAAAACATCAAATAGCCCGCTTTTCGTAACGGTTAGATTTGAGTCAGTTAAAAACGACGTGTAAATATATCCAGTTGGGCCAGCAACAAAACCCGTTCCACCTGTAGCGGTGCCGTATGTTATTCCGCCACTAGGAAAAAAAATTGCAGCACTAGCACTAGTGAAGTAAAGCGTGCCACCCCCCCATTGTGCCAACGCCAACGAACCTGCCGTAGTAACTGTTGCGGTACCAGCCGTAACCGTACAAGTACCCGCGCCAATGTTCTGTATAAATAGCGTGTCGCCTGCAGAAAATAGCGACGTATTAACGGTAATACTTGTTGCCCCTGCCGCGTTCATGGCTATACGGGTGCCCTTATCGGCGGCAACTAAAACATAGTTAGCGGTTTTAGTCGATACGGTTTGGTTGTAATCGTTTGCTTGTAGCGCGTTCATTTGCGCGGCGGTTAGCACCTGGGAGGCGGTGAAAGTTTGTATAGCCATAGTCCTAGCCTAGAACATTATCGGCGTCTATGGTGCCATATATTGGGTCGTCCAAAATTAGTTCATACACAATTACCGTGTTAGCGGTATAGAACGTAACGGTATGGCCGTTGCTTACGTTTACAGTAATATCTATCCCTTCTACAGATAGTTCCTGGGCTACTTCGCCGCCCGCAATAGTGTTAGTAATCGTTATGGTGTCGCCAATGTCGACTAACGCCAAGGTTTCGCGTTGCGGTGTTGTAAGCATTAAATATGCTGTTTGGACGGCGTTAAAAGTTGCGACTGGTTCCCCGACTATTAGGTATTCTGCCAAGGTTAAAGCGCTGGCGTCGTTATGTAAAAGGCTGTTAGTAATGCTTGTGTTTTGGATTAGGTACTTTGCCTGGCTTGCTGCGTCGTCGGCTACTTGTGGGCTTGTAGCGCCTAGATGTTGAATACTTGCCCTGTTTACGATCACGTCAGCGTTAAAAATAATGCCTAAAGAGTTGTACGGTATGTTTGTTCCGTCGTCGTGAAAGTCTGCAACGCTACCCGAAAGGGTGTTACCTACCCTAGGTTGGCTGGTTATGTCGCCTGTTCGGGACATAAAAATACGTCCTTGCTCGGCGGCCTGAATTTGGTCTATGTACGCTTTAACGTTTGTACCTTCGGCCACGGTGTAAGCAGCCGCGCCGCCCAATGTTTGGGTGCCTGTTGAAATGTTGCGCGTCAACGCTGGATAGGCAACTTCGGGCAAATCTAAAACGGCAGATAGGCGGGCGCTCGATAGTTCCTCGCTTACGTTGTAGTCGGCTAACGCGGTTTGTGCTAGTAAATAAAAATCGTCCGCGCAATATACCGTTACGGTGTTTTGTCCGCCTAGTTCGTAGTTGTAGTCGTAGTTTACTATTTGACCTACAAACAAAGTAATAAAGGTTCCTACGCCGTTGTATCTGCCAAAAGAAACTCGGCGTAAAGGTGCCAAAGTAAACTGCCCTGCAGGGTCTACATACGGGCTAGATGTATACAACGGGTTTAGAATTCCGCCTGCTAGATCGTCGTTTAAATTAAATGACATTGTTCCAGCGCTAAATTGGTCGCCTACGTCACGGCGTCCGCGTCTAACGTTTACATTTGTTGAATATTCCAACATTGGCGCAAACTCTGTCGTACCGTCCAAAACGTACTGGGTGCCGTCTAAGACGCCCCGCGTTGCGTCGTCAAGCGTGAACGCGTCAAGCATAAAGCCCGTGTCTATAAACAGTTCGTAGTTACCGCTTTCAATTACAGATGTAGCCATTATGCGATCGTTATATTTGCAGGGCCTGCAGCCCTGTTAAATGCCCTAATTGCGTTAATGACGCTTTCGCCTTGTTGAGCGGAACTATCGAGGCCGCCGTTTACCGTTACGTTGTAAGTGTCGCCTACAGATTGGCGCGAAATATCTTGCGTAATTGGTGCCGCTACAGGGGTACTAAGTCCGCCAGTGACGCGTGTAACTACTTCGTTTACCCTTACGGTAATGTCAACAGTTCGCGCCAACTTGTTTGCTAACGCGTCCATTTGTTTCATCATTTTTGGGGTCAATTTATTTATTTCGGCTTGTAAACCGTCTACCGTTTTTTGCGCTTGATCTACGCCTACTTGGTACCAGGCCGTCGCTGCGTTTATGCCTACCTTTTGGGCGGCCATGTTGGCGCTATCGACCAAGGCGTTAGTTTCAAATATTGCTGTTTCGCCGCCTTTTACTAATTCTTTTGCTATGGCGGCGCCTGCTTCGCTACCTGCGGCTAATACGGCTGCTAGCGCGTCTTGCGATAATCCTAGGTTTAAGGCTTTTTGTATGTCGTTTGAATAATCTTTAATTCCGTTTACTTGATCGCGTAACCCTGACAAAAATCCTTTACCTGTGTCGGTGCCAGCCGTTTTGGCGTCTTTAAAACTAAAGGCGTCTAGCAATCCTTGGGCCACGGTATCGGCGTAATCTGTTAACGCTTTTTTGGCGTCGTCTAACGCGCTGTTGGCGTCCTTCAATGCTTCTTGTAGTCCTTCTTTTAATGACTTTGCGTAGTCGTAGTTTGCTTTAGTTGCCGCGCCTGTGTTTTTGTCTAAATCGTTAAATGCTTTTATGCGTTCTTTAAGTTGATCGGCAGTTAGTTCGGGCCCGATAAAACCTTTAGGCCCAATGAGCGCGCCACTAGCGCCAATAGTGCCCGCCGTAATAAGTGTTTGCTGGTTAAGTAGATCGCTTTCTTTACGCGCTGCGTTCATCTTTTTTGTGTATGCCGCGAACGCTGCTACGCCTGCAACTACGGCAATAATGCCAATGCCTGTAGAAATCTGTACCGCCGTAAATGATGTAGCCAGGGCGTAGTTAACGGCTGTTGTAATAATGCTTGCCGCTTTCCATAACATCATGGCGGCTTTAGCCAAAACGATTGCACCAGCAACTGTGCCAATAGCCGCAACGAACGCTATGAACGCGTCTGTATTATTGCCAATGGTTGTAGCAAAATTAACTAGAACGGGTAGCACCGCTTCCAGTATCGGTAAAAACGCTTGCCCTATTGCTACTTTAGCGTTGTCAACTTGCGCCGATAATATGCGCTGCTGGTTAGCGGCCCCAGTCGACGTGCGCGCAAAATCGCCTTGCGCGTCGCTGGTCTGTTCTAAAATAAGTTTTTGCGTAGCCAATACTTTTGCTTGCGCGCTTAATGCGCCAGTGCCGTCGTAAAGGCCCATTTTCATAGCCTGCGCTTTTACGGCTGCGTCGTTCAGTAATACGCCGAATTTGCGTATAGGTTCCGCTTCGCCACGTAATGCAGCGCCTAACGCTAGGGCTACGTCTGCGGGGTTGGCATTGTGGAAACTTGCCAAGTCGCCCGATAGTTTGACCATTTCTATAGAAAAGTTTGATAAGTCCGTACCTGCTAAACCTGCAGATTTACCGAACGTTCCCATAGTGGCGGCGGCGTCAAGCGCTGCCTGGCGTGATAAACCTAAACTGGCGGCTGCCGTGTCGGCAAACTTTTTAATTTCAGTGGACGCTGTACCAAAAATAATGCCCGATTTACTAACCGTTTCATTAAAGTCGCTTGCCGCTTGGGCGGCTTTATAGCCGCCAGTGACAATGGCACCGAACGCAATAGCGGCAGGTAAAGCCATTTTGTTTATAGCGAACGCCGCTTTATCTGACGCTTTAGTTAAATTTTGAAATTCTTTTATCGCCGCTTCAGCGCCCTTGCCGTTAAACGAGGTAACGATCGGAACGTTAATTGCCATAAGTAACCTCTAATTTACGGTTAGTCATAGCCATTACTACGGCCATAATATCGACTACTACGGCTTCAACCGCAGGGCGCGCCATGTCTACGGCAGGTTCGCTAGCACGTGGATTAAATGAACCGCCTACCTCTAGGTTGCGTACAAATGCGCCACGGGTTTTAGCGCCTGCATGATCCCAAATGGCGCCTGCAGCGTCTTTTTGTCTTAGGTTAAGCAACTGATACGGCTGCGCTTTAAAATCAACTACTTCGCCCGATTTAAACTTTACGCTGCGCGCTGCCTGGCCAGTTCGGTTTGTCATAATTTTGAAACCTGCGGCGGCCATATCGCTCGACCATTTCGTACCCTCGCGGCCTTTAATTAGATTGCCTCGCCCCATACCACTTAACGGCGGTTTGCTTGGAATTAAAGAACGTGCAGCAACTAAAACTGGGTCGCCCGCTTTTTTAACTTGCTTTAGCATTTCTTTTCTGTATTCGGGGTCAATTTCTTTTAGGGTTGCTATCGCCTGTTTAACGCCGTAAATATCCATTGTCGTTGAAATGGCCATAGCGGTTACTTTCGTTGTTTGTTGTTGTCTGATAATACAGTAACAACAGTGGCTAAGTCGTCTATATCAAAAGGTATGGACGGGGGCCACCACGAAATGGCTACCAGTAGTTCACATAACTGGCGAGCGTGGGTGCCCCTTAAATGGGGTTTGCGGCCTCGGTATCGACTACTTCAATATTTGTAAGTCCTTTAACGAACGTATCAAATTCGCTAGGAACAACAATTTTATTTATTTTAGACGCTTCATACGCCATAAATGCTAAATCCTCTACGCCGATACCTAAAGCCATGTCGGACGCTTTACGTTTAAATTTCCGTTCCCACAAAATAATAACGTATAGGTTTGTTACCACTTCATAAGCGGTGTCGGCTGTTTCTACTTTTAGCGTAAGTTTCATTACATGCCTTTTGTGTCGGGCCTTTTCAGGCGTTTAATTAAACTTCTAAAACGCTGTAAACCCCGCCC